GTAACCATAGAATATTCTTCTTTGTAAAGCATATATACATCTTGGTCTAAGCGAGGTTCGGCATAGATCACATACTTACCTTTACTTGCTACATAATCCCCTGGATCATCGTTGCTCATCATAATCTCCTTAATTATTTAGATAAATTCCCCCGCCAGAATAGATAACAGTTCTGCATCATAAGTAGTGAGTGATGCACCTGTTCTCCTGTATATAACTATTCTTCTCTCGATAGCCATATTGCTAACTCTTTCACGCGATACGGGATTCATACACGCCCCACCGACACCCGCGGGAGTAGCTCCGGCGTCACTAATTATAGGATCATTAGGCCCACCGATACCCCCGTTTACGATTATCCCTGTATCATAGATTGGCATTAGCTTGACATTCCTCCCAATCGCTTCAAGAATGCCTGGATCATGCTTTCTTTACTAGCCTTGATGCGAGTCTTATTGCTATCCATACGATAGCTTACACTTTCAATATAACTCACATGAGGATCTGCGAGTTTATCCGCATATGTTTCAGATGTGGGTAAACCAGCACCAATGAGACGAATAAGCTCATCTGCTTGAACTCTGTCAGGAGTTACTGTTTGTCCCTGGTTATCCAAGATGGTTTCATCTAAGTCCCATACATCAATAGTATAGCGAACTAGCCGCTTGGAAGGTTCACGCCATCGAACCCATAATTTAGGATGTTGATTAGCATCTGCATCTGAGGCAGATGCGTAGCGAACATAACGCTGAACATCCGCAGTACGAAGGCTTGACCAATACTTGAATCCATAATTACCTATATCAAGTAGTGCCTGAAAATCAGTCGGATCAAGCTCGAAATCGTCGTACGCGCCGAGTACTCTCGACGGATCGCCAGACCACAAATCCGCTCCGGCTATATCCACTCCTCTAGTTTCACATCCAGCAGAACCCACCCAATCGTCCACCCCGTCCTTCTTATTCCAGGTAGCCCCTCCCTCAGTCCAGTCGAGGTTGCCCGCAAGAATACGAGTGATATGGCACGTAAGCATACTTCCCGCACCCCCCAACTGAGCTTCGAGATACAGAAAAAGAGTGGCGGCTTCGATGATCGACCCTGGCGGAATTGATGCAAGATCGAACTTGAGAAGAGTATCGTCATTATTACTAGCCGCAGAAAATTCAATCCGTAATTGAGTATGAGCAGCATTATTGTTGTTAGGATTAGACTGCTCAATCCACGTATCGTGAGATACTGCTTCATTTGGCTTAAATGTTTGTTCTGGCATTTTATCTTATCCTCGTCGCTGGTCCAAGACTATAAATGCGCCCTATCTCTACACGAGAGAGCCATCGTTGACCTGCGCTATCTCCCATTGCAGCTAGATTCTCTAATACATCAAAAGCAAATCTATCGGTATCGTATTCTTGCGGAACTTGTATAACATTCGTAGAAATATTTGTACTAGCTATAAATCCATTGGGCGATAATCCACACTCAGTCAATACATCGGTAGCTACAATAGACAGATCGGCATTATCCTCAAGAGCAGTCTGATTATAAGTTCTCCACTTTAGAGTATGCTGATAACCAGTAACGAGAATTTGGATGTTTGGATCACCACCACCAGCTCCAAAATCAGGATTGATTGTCGGCCAAGCAAGCCAATCAAGTTTGGTTCCTACAGCACGATCAATAGCATATAAACCAGACTGTTGCCCACCCCCCACGACCTTCTCAATGATCCCAAATCGAGCCTGACTTGCGAGATTATCCAACACTGTAGACCTTTGAGTATCATCGACACCTTTAGTCTCATCATATCTAGCCCAGATTTTATTTTTGATGTGTAACAAAGATTTGGATAGTATATGAATACCCGTGTTTAATCTTAGACCTAAAATAAATCCTTGATAATCAACCTCATTTCGATCATTATAAATTTTAATGTCCCGTCCAAGCCCATACTCAAAGAAATTTTGTAGTTGATATCTCGATTCGGGCATTGTAAAACGTAGGCGGCCACAACCACCATCGGCTACCTTTTCACGATCTAGATCAAGAAAATCTGCGGAGCGTCCAACGCTCTTAGGGTAAAGACTTCGGTGATAGGTTTCCCACAATGTAACAGGATTATGAGAAATTTCAATATTCTTAAGTGTCATTAATCATTACCCCGCAATAGTTTATATCGATGATGAAGTTGAAGCTCTCCCATCAGATGACAACCTGGAGACGCTATTAGTGGACCTGTCCCCCAAGTTCCGCCTGCTGGATAATGTAGTAGCATAAAGTAAATTCTAGCTGCTACATCAAAATTCTTAATCTCAATAAAAGGCCCACCAGAGTTCCAATCCATAACCGCTCGATGAATAATCCCACTAACCGCATTCTTGTTTGTGCGACGAACAATTATTCCTCCATCATGGTCGATAGCTTCATTACCTCGAAGTGCAAAAGACCCACCCGCAATGTCTCCAGCATGGTCATCCGGTGCTCCAGATGCCTCATCAGCGGGCATAAGAACAAGCTCGGAGATTTCTAATACCGCTGCTGAGCCGGTCTTTCGACTAGCATGAATTTCAAAAATAAGATTTATATCAGAGAAATCATCTACAGAATGTTTAGCTGCAAAGGGAATATTAATCTCGCCTAGATCGACTGCCTCAAGCCCAAGATCGGTATCCTTCATAGCAAAGGTATCCGTATCCATATGTGGATCATAGTCATTAGTCGAACCAATATAGGTTCGGAGCATTAGGCTTATATCCCCATTATCACCTCCGACCTGCTGAGCTTTTATATACACTCCATAAGCCCCAAGCCAATATTCTAACTTATTAGTACCAGTAAAGATTACTCGTTTGCATAAGGTTTCATCACCACCGAAATCACAATCCGCCCAGGCTCCCCCAGGTGCTCTAGGGTCGGCACCAGCCGAAGCATCAGCTCCATAAGTTACTGCCCATCCCGTCGGATTGTCTGCGTTACCAGCATTCAAATTAGATGTGAAAACACTGTTATCCGATTTGATTCCCCAAATAATACGGGATAGACTGGAGAAGGCCTCATTCTCATCACCGCCACCAGGGGAGAGTAGCCGGAGCAAAGCAGTAGGCATCGCATCACCATGGAGCGAAGCAGCCGGAATACGAATCTCGTTAGTTCTAGCTGTATAAACCAATTGACCACCATGCACAGGATGTGTCGCATAAACAGGGGTGGCATCCTGTTCTTTCAATATAAAGGCATAGACAGCCGCTCCAAACCCAGGATCAGCTTTTGCCCAATCTGACGGCGGCTTGATATTGATAACGATGTTGCCTTGACTTTCTAACATTTCTTTCAGAGTAGTGCCTGGATAAACAGTGTAATCCTCTCCAAGAACAAGATCGACCCATCCTCCGTTCCAATAATGTAAAACTAGGGCCGTATCTGTCAAAGCTCCAGCAGTTCGGAGGTTCAAAACAACATGCTTTGGCGGCTGGTCTGTAGACCCAAAGAGAACAAAGTCATCCTCCGCGACTGCGTTCGGAAACAGAGTGAACTCCGTCTCGGCAACGAGATTGGCACTCCAAGCTCCACCATCGATCTTATTGTAAATGTGGGTCAGTTCGGCGTCGTCTCTGAAATTGGCGATGTGTACCTGGTGAGGACCGTCGAAGGGAAGATAAAGCAGAAGATTAGGATCTCCAACGAATGCCTTACCGGAGTCATACATCGCTAAAATCTCGACTGTGGTCATCGCTCTGGTAAGAATAAAGAAGTCATCGATTATCCCCTGGTTTTGAGAACCACCATTGACATGACCTAGATGAACGTTCATAGCGGTACTCGCAAAGGCAGATGCCGCAAGCGTATCCACCAATACAGCATTCTGATAGAACCTCATGTTCGTACCATCAAAAGTTATCGTGAACATATATGGGCTGAAACGAGTCAATGCAACATCACCGGCGGCTGCATTTGTTAGATATGTGTCCGCACCACCAGACAGACGATGAACCTGTACCCGATCATTGACATTATCATATCTTAGGCCGAGTCGATCAACTGGAACAGCATCCCGCAATTCAAATATTCTCCAGTAACCGTCAGCCTCGTCCGCTGTTGAATGCGGCGTCCACCAAACGCTAACTGTCCAATTTGAGGTTGGAGTCACCAGAGCGTCGTAATCAATCCGACTTGCTACTCTGGCACTTGTGCTTGCATGTACGGCTCCGCTCCACGAATGCCCAGGACCTAGAGATCCGTCACAATACGAAGTTGGGTGAGCAGACGCTTCGAACTGAATTGCGTCAACAAGCATATTTTGATCAGTATCGTTATTGAAGACACAAGCTATAATTGCACTAACATCACCAGGCCCAGAAGCAAGCGTAAACTCGGCATATTGCCACTCATCTGTTAGCTGGAATGTAACAAAAGATTCGCCGGAGTCATCGTAAATAATGGATAAAAGACAGTTCACCCCTACATCAGCCGCCGTCTTCGCCTTGAAATATCCAGACACGGTGTACTCGGTGCTTGCATCAACCGGAGATTCCGTCTGCCCACGGCCATAGCCCCAAGACCCCGCATAGATGTCCATACAGGCGATCCCATACTTTGCATCAGCTTCCGTTCTCGTAATAGTACAACCAGCTCCCATCGATGCCCAACCAGCAGTATTTATCTCGAAACTCGGATTGGTGATGAGATTTGTCATTGCCTCAGCAACCTGGACTCCCCTTCCAAACTGCCCAGGTCTTCCGATAAGCCCACCCGAAGCTATAGCTGGTATCTCTCCAAACGTACTGACTAGGTTCACATCGAAGTCAGACTCATCGGGATCATAATCAGGTCCATCAGTCGCGGTCAATTGGATGTGTCCAGGTAATAGTCCAGGCTTATGTGAACGCCAAGGATGTTCGCGAATAATTGTTAGGATAATTTCTCTAAATATATTGGAATCTACCGCGGATCGATTATAAGGAGCCGAACGGAATTTAGCATTTTTCCCTGCTATCAGAGCAAAACGTTTATTAGTCTCACCATCAAGCTGTGTTTCTATATAGACTGGAGTTGTTTGTAAAGGATCGCGTTTATTATACCGAGTGGCATCACGTAGAAGATCATTTAATGCTTGAATCTGAGATGCAGCATTATCTCTGCCAGTAGTAATTAACTTACAGCGGATTTGTTCTTGTATTATGTGCGGAGTATCCTCAGCAGGGGCCATGGACCAGCCATCCACAAGGACAGAAAATCCAGTTGCATCCCACAGGCTTACAGATGTAGTTCCTTTGATGATCTTAAGAATACTAGCCATTAGTAGGGTAGCTCCTCCAATGCGCGTGTTAAACTATCCTCAAAAACTAGAGTAGTTTCCATTATATCTTCTTTATCTCCTACCGTAATCTGAATTGCTCCTGGTGCTATAGTAACCTGTTTAGTACTTTGGGTAGTGCGAGATGCTGAGCCTCCCGCGAGAGCTTGGGTAGGTGCTAACTGCAATTGAGCCACCCCTGAAAATTGTCTCGTCTGTATCGCTAATGATCGTTGGACATCAGCACCGGCCCGCCTTATTCCCTCACCTAGACCCAACATAAGATTTTCACCGATTTCAGCGAATACCGTGGATGGTGAATGCGTCCCAAAAATCTTATTAAGAAGTTCGGTTAATTTCGCCCAAGCCTCTTCTGCCCACGCTAAAATTTCTGCCCATTTGCTTTTAAGACCTTCCCACAAGCCGCCGAGAATATCTTTACCAGCGGTTATAAATTCTTGGACTTTTGCTGTTATTATAGTTAGTATGCCACTGACCCAAATGGCCGCCGAGCGTTTAATCTTGTCCCATTCTTCTCGTATATTGTTCCCAAAGGTACTTATATTATGTAGTATGATAGCAATAATTTGCAGAATGGTTGTCCATATTGCCTGAAATCCGCCCGCTACTCCTGCTACCCATTGTGCAACTAGAGCCACGATAAGGGTTATGACTTGTTGAACTGTTGTGTAAGCGGCCTCCCAAATTTGACCCCATACCACCACGGCTTTTGTAGCTAGAGCAAATATGAGTTCCATCAAGTTTCTAAATCCTACTTGAGCAGCCCCTAGTAGCTCACCAATATTCGCAAACCCGCCCAGGTGCATTCCTAGAGCTGTAATTGCCCCAATAGCCCACATTAATGGTCCTGCCGAAACCACAGCAATTAGGCTAAGTCCACTGGCTATAGCTGCCAGGATTCCACCTACAAATGCGATACTCTTGACCATAAGAAATGATCCAACTATAGCTGCTATTCCCCCTGAGATAGCATCTCCATACGTAGTCATAAAAGTTGCTATATTATTTATAGATGCAGTAACCGTGTCTATACCCTCCGCCGTCTCTTTCATAGATGGGGTATCAACATCACTAAATAAACTAAATAGTTGATTTAGTCCGTCTATTACTAAGCCCCAGGATACTTCACCTAAATTCTTTAGAGCTGCCCATAGGTTATCCAATGACTCAGCAAAAATCTCTAATTCCTTACCAAATGCCCACTCTATACTACCAAGCCGCCAGAGAGCACTTACCGCCCCACTCAGCCCCTCAGCTTTGATATTTTGAAGCACAAATGATATATCAAATACAAGGTCTTCCACCCAAGTACGGAGTTTCTTGCCCGCATCCTCTAACTTACCCGATTCAGATAATTCAAGTAGGGCGTCTAATGCGCTCTTAGCCCACTCTCCAATCAAGTCAGCGGTGGGTAAGAATACAACGGAAATGACACTAGCAACATCCCCAAGGTTCTCCTTAATACCAGTAAGGGTAGTAGAGAACTTCTCTGCGGCGGGACCAAAATCTCGTTCGGCTACGGCCATAATAGCATGTCCGAAGTCTTCCCAAGTAACTCTACCTTGTCTCAATAATCTATTAAACGCTTTGTGATCTTTAATATTAATTCCAACTATACGACTAACCTCTTGTAATACGGCGGCGAGATCATAACCCACCATACCCATTTCACGGAAGTCTCGCTGCATGAGCTGGCCCTGAGTTTGTAGCTGGAGGAGGTTGAAGGCTAATCGATTAGCTCGTTCCCTAGTTAGTCCAAGACCTGCGGCTGTATTCAATAGCGCCTTAGTCAAGTCCATGGACATATCACGCCCCCACCCAAAGGCGAGAGCGAGCTTGTACATATTCGCTGTTGCTTGGATAGAATATGGAGATAAAAGACCGAATCTCTGAATCTCTTTTATTAACGCGGCGGCGGGTACACTAGCTGCCTCAAAGTAGTCACCAGCATGAGCTACAGCATCACCTAGATTTCCGGCCTCAGTAGCGGCCTTAGCCAATTCACGAGCTAATAGCACCTGGATGGAGAGTCCAAGTCGCTGCATTTCCGATGTAGCAGATACGATTTTCGTTACGAATGATCTAATAGCTTGAGCTGCGGCGTAAAATAACTTAACCAACCCGATAGCGGCGGCTATTTCTCCGATTCGGCGTAAAGAACTACCTACGCCCCCAAGTCCAGTTTTGGTTGCTAGGAGCGCGCGTTTAGCACCCGAAGCATCGCCTCGGATACGGAGTAAGGCGCTTGCTATTGGTCCGGCCATTATCTAAACTCTCTAAGTATACAAATTTGATGCCTTACCCTCACCGTCGAATACGGCTAGGATGTCTACGACTTCATTAAACGACAATCTATCCATCATAGATGGCATCACTCCAAACTTTTCAGCCAGCATCACTCTGATTGCCTTCCAGGGGAGCGGGATATCCCCGCCACTGAATCGTATAGCCGTAAAAACGGTCTTACTCAGTTCCTCTGAGACTTTTAAAGGCGTTATCAAGTACGGCAGTAAACGCTTCTTGGAGTTCTATAAAGTCCAGCATACCTAGACCACGAATACTATCATTCGTTATATCACTATCAAACGGCCAAGATACTAGAGTCTGTACCACGAGCTTAATAGAATATTCTTCCTGTTCTAATGGCTCCATAAGACCTAGTTGCTGAATCTCACCATATGTGATCTTATTCAGATCAAACTCAAATCGTTCTTTTTCTTCGCTCATTTTAGAGCCTCCATCCTATGTTTAATAAACCGATGTACCACCAAAAAGGAGAGCACCGGACTTCTGGAATGAAATACGGTATGCCACAGCATCGGAGTACGGATACTCCACACTGATCGATTTTACATACGCGGGGAAACCACGTTTGGGCTTGCCTCCCACTGTCCCTTGCGGGGCATAAATCAACGTGCCGCTAGTTCCTTCTGGCATAGCAGTTTCGATGCTGGTTGCGCCAACGCCCGCTTGATCCATAACTTCGACTTCTGCTGTTCCGTCCTTTAGGGTAGCAATATACGATTTATCCGCGTCTGCTCCTGCGGAGACATCTGCCAGATCAACCTCACGGTCTACCGACAGAGTCCGCTGATCGCCCGTTAGGGTAATCGTACCCGCGGGGCAGATGAACTCGGCATACAAATCTTTTCCAACATATCGATTTGCAACACTCATCGTAAATTACCTCCACTTAAAATAACATCATATTATGATGCCGAAACCATTATCCTATAATACGCGCCTATGTGGAAAATGATCGACCCGCCGCTGACCTCCTCAGCAAAATTGAGGTGGCCCATACGGAAAGTAGCATAATCCGCATAACCGTTTCCTACAGATAAGTCCTTTTTATCCAATAACACTCGGCAGCGATCATCTATATCCTCACATTCACCTAAACCACCACCAATAGCCTTTATTACATACGCGACCTCGACATTCTCACGGGGAGTATCAAGAGTATGACCCCCGCCCTGCTTATGAATAATCAGTAATGGTAAACCAGCACCAGGAGGGGCAGATGTGTTGTAGATTCGGGGGTTTATTGTTCCGCCCACCAAGTCGCATAATGTCGCATCCCCAGTTAATACTGAATAAATACTAATTTCTATTGCTTTCATCTTAGACTACTCAGACCTATTTTATCATATTTTTAATAAAAAACCAACTAAACCTTATAGGTTCTTACATAAACTCCACGCAACTGATTAATGAACTCCTGCGAAAATATAGGGGCAAATCGTCTCTGAGCCTCTATAGCTGCGGGATATAAAAACGGGTGCGCAGGATTACGTACCGTTCCATATTCCTGAAACGTGGCATATCCGGCGGCAGCATGAATATCTATAGCCGCCTCTGGAGGACGCGTAACTCCAGCAAACATCGCCCCTGGTCGCAGTCGTCGTCCCTCTCCTACTCGTGCTGCATGATCTGAACGCTTTGTGGTTGTGAGGCTGATAGCCGCTCGCAACGCGCCAGTATCTACAGGAGCAAGCATACGAGCTGTACTACGGATATGTCCCCCAAGCATCCAGAGGGTATTCTCCATAAGATTAGGAAACTTCGCCAGCAAACCAGTTATTTGTTCACTAACCTCCATCTCAAATAATAACCACGGTCTGTATGTAGGCATTATGGCCTAACCTTTTCTAAAATACAACGGACTGATGCTTGCCACGATTTGTTATCGCTTATGTGATCGACCTCATAAGTATCATTTCTGAGAATAATCCGATCATCTAAAGCAATAGTCGTATCGTGAGGCAATGTAAGTACCCACTTACCCACATACTTTACAATATCCATAAAGCCCCCAAGAACCTCCCACCCAAGATCAGGAGTTATTGGGTCTAAACGACAATCCACCGCGCTCGCGCCTTCTCTAGTCGCATAAGATTTTTCTGCTTCCCCTATAGAGTTGACCGTTATAGTCATCTCCTGGATTTCGCATGTGTCTGGAAGTAAGTCCTCCACATCAGCGCGAATATCCGCTAGTTCCGCAGCACTTAAACCAATGTCTGCCACTTATTTACTCCGACTGAATCTTATCGTATACAATCGACGGCTTCACCACATCTTCAACATAGATGTCTGAACGTTCCATCCTAGCGACTACTATTCGAGGAGCAAGCCCCGCCAGCTCTTTAAGCCATATCATCTGCTCACGTAGCTGCTTGGCCTTCTGTGATCGCTTGACAGCCATATTATCAGTCTTCCAATCCGCCTGTCGAGCGAGCTGCATAGACCATGCCATTAGCACATCATAGGCTGCTTTGTATGGATTATGTACCCAACCAGTGACGTAACGAATGCTACCATGCTGGTCTGATGCAAAGGTAAGAAATCCATCCTCGGCTGAAAGGGTGTATTCAACCGTCCCTATAGGGATGCCCGTGCCGTCGGTTACTTTGAAATCATTACCCGACCCTGCGGTTTCATCCTCTAACCACCCGAATCCAATCCGAGCGTTCTTATAAACAGTAGTCCCGCCGCTCTCACTTTTCTCAGGTTCAAATGATATCTGAGATCGAGCGAGCCGTGCGCGACGGGAGTCTAGAATGCGCTCTATATGATCGTCGGTAAAGAAACTCGTACTATCTACCGTAAACGCTACTGTTCCTGCTCCAGATAATCGCCGTACCTCTGTGATTATATAAGCGATACCTGCTCTTGCTGTCATCTAGTCCATCCCGATTTTATGATCTTCTATGTCCTCCGTTAAGGTAAACATAGTGTACTCAATATCGTCCCGCTTTTGCATTATCTCATTGATCTGCTCTAACACAGGTTCCCAATAATGCTTTGTTACATAGTCGGGATGGTATTCTAATGCTTTTCTTCGAGCCAGCTCCGCACCTTTCTTGCGTCGTGAATCACTCATGTTGTAATACTTGCGTAGAGCCTCAAGTATCCGATCCGCATGTGGAATCATCTGCCATGATGCTTGTGATGTATACCACTTCATTCCTCCAACCTTTTCTCCGAAGAAACAAAGCTCTGGCATGGATGTCCAGTTAGTAACGATAACTGGTGTCCCACAGGCTTGCGCCTCTATGATTGGTATGCCAAAACCTTCACCCATCGAAGGATTGACTAGGACATCCATAGCGTTATAAGCATCCACCATGTACTCTGATCCCATGCCCACTACATAACGATACTGGTCAACAAACCGCACGTTATCGTGGGGAACACCGTAATGCTCCAGCATAGTATCTAGTCTGACACCCCAAGGAGAGCGAGATTCAGTATGTAAATACAAAATCACGTCCTTCCTCTGGTCACTTTTTATGAACTTAGCCACCGCCTCAAACACCTGGGGAAAGCTCTTTCGACTGGGGTAGCCTTTATTAGCTGCTACCATACCGATAACAAATTTACCTTCCCAACCAAACTTCGCTTTCGCCTCCGCCTTATCAACATCACTATAGTAAATAGCTTCGGGAGAATGAGGGACATAAAACACAGGATCGAACTCAGCGTCCTTCAACATCCTCTCTCCAAAGCGTGAGAACGCTATTGGAGTAGCCTTAGCTTTTCTAAGGGTGTTAACAGTAGGAGGGGGTGCAGGATTGTGGTCTATTGGTAGCCACGCTGCCCAAGGTAAAGTTACCATCTTCGCGGGGTCTAGTACCCAACAATCCATTAGGGTAATTACCATATCTGCATCTAGAAACTGCGCGTGCGCTCGAATAACATCATTCCCAAATGGGTCAGCGTAATTCGGTAACACTAAGACGTCCTTGTAGCTCAACGTAGAACCTTGTAATCCATAAAACGCCGAGATAGTTAGATCATGTCCTAGAGCCGCGATTCGCGGACAGAACACTCTCGTCTCGACTCCGTAGCCAGTATTTGACCACGGCGCGTTGGAATGCCACAAAATCTTCATGTCACCTCCTATGTTTACTAGGGAAGGTTGTTTCCCGACAACCTTCCCTGAAATATTCAATTAGGTCAGTCCTTATCTACGCGATTAGGCCGCAGCCTTTTCGCCCAGACCCAATACGTATTCAACTACGACTGTGATTCGCCCAGGAGCAACAGTACCTTCCTCGTCATACTTCGCGACGAGCCACTGTGCATCCGTTAGTTTACCAGAACCATCAACGATTGTCATAGCTTTAGGGGTATTAGCGGTCCATGCAAGTGCCTGATTCCCGACAGCATCGGAAATAGCATCCTGCGCTGTACCAGCCGCGCCACCGTTCATCAATGTCAATTCGTAATAGTTCGTGGTGCTTGCGCTCACCGTAGTATCTGGACATATATAGGCCGATTCAATCGTGATGTGAGCATCGACGGGGGCGCGCAGAATAGGGATGTACTTGTCGCCAGCGGGGTCGGTAAAGACCACCGCGGACACGACTTTACGAGAACCAAACATCGTTATCCTCCGCTTTAGCCCGTAGGCTCAGTTGCATCATGGATTACTTCTCGACCAAACGCGTCCCTACGCACGCCATGACCATAGCCAGCGGACAAGTTCAATTCCCAGGCTCGCAGAGAAGCATCTCGCTCAGGCTCAAACAACGGAGCTTTACGAGTATCAAATGCTAGAGCTTGTGGGTTGAACAGGCCACCTTTCGCATCGCTATTAGCGATAACAATATTACCACTAATGAACCAAGCGATATTTAGCCAGTCACTAACGAAGAATGACTTGAGGGCTTCGTTCGCACGATCACCCAAAAAGGCCTGAGTTGCAGCAGGAGTACCTAGCTCGTCCCAAATATCGTGCCACCCATAAGGATGGAGAACCACGAATATCGGGTTCGGGCAATAGGCAGTTCTAAGCTGCGTCACGCCTGCCGCCATTTTATTGACGGACAGAGCTGTACCAGTTGTTCCGATAGCATTGGTAAAGCTATCGAAATCTGCACACAGGTCTTTGTCGATCTTCGTAGCGATAGCGTTCCCTAATTCGAGAACGGCATCGCGTCGTGCA